TCTAAACACCAGGATTGTGCTTTTAAATATTTATTCATTCTGTGCCAGATATTATATCTTTTTTGTTTTCATCTTCAACAAGTAATGCAAACCCTAAGAACAGATAATTTAAAGCATCTGCATAGCGACTATCTATTGGCTCAGCTTGATGCATATTTTGATCACCAGCATGGCTTAAAATAGCTTGTATGTGCTTATTAAAAAATATACCCCAAACAATAAATGGAGTTGTATTTAAACTTTTTGCTGTTTGTTTAAAATTGTTTAATACATCAATACTTTTGTTTGTGTATTCTGGTTGTTTAGCATCCATAATATCTTGAGCTTTATCTAAGATATATTGTCTAATTTCTTGAAATTCTTTTTGATTCATAATTTTTCTTTTAAATATTTAATTTTTTCTTTGTGGGTTAATTTTTTGCTTTCAATTATTTTAATTAAACCCCAAATATGCTTTTTTTCTTTTGCTGAATATCCAGCATATAATTTTCTCATTTCTTTTATAGTCATGTTATTTTATGTTATTTTATGTTAAAATGGTACGTTATCTTTAATTACTTGGATTTTCTTTTCGCCTTGATATATCTCTTTGTAAATACCCCCATTATCAAAATCTGGAGCTATCTCAAAATCACCTAATTGTCCGTTCTCTTTTCTTTTAACCTTTTCAACATGAACCCTTACAACATCACTTTTATATTTAGTTTTTTGTCCTATGCATCTATAAGCTATTAATCCATTATATGCTTTGTTAAAAAAATCAGCTGAACCAGAAATATCATATAATGTTGGTTTTTTATATACACCGCCCTCGCTTTCAATTTTTCTTGGATGTGCCACTAAAAATAAATGAGTATTAGTTTGCTGACAAAATTGTGTTATTTGACTTAATATCTTGCCTATATAACTGTGATCTCTTTGAGCCGAGTGATCCAGCATATTCCATGGATCAATTACACAAACATTTATACCCTTTTGAAACACAAGCTCTCTAAATGCATTTAAAATGCCTTTTAATGTTAGGTTTTCTAAATCAATTTTAATCCAAAAGAAATGATCCTCAATAAAATCTTTAGTGTTATTTAGATCATCACTATTGCAATTTTTTTCATTTAGTTTATTTGCTATTCTTTTTATATGTCCCTCATAGGGAAAACTCTCTGGTGAAAACATTGCACATCTAAAATCGTGTTTAGTAGCTAAGTTGCAAAGTATTTGATCTAAAATGTCAGATTTTCCAGAATTCGGTATGCCAGACAATACACTCCATTCCCCAAATGCTAACTTAAAATATTCATCAGATCCTGGCAAACCAATAGAATAATTAGTTATTCCATTTTGATTATAGTTTAAAACATCTTGCCAGATATTATCAATATTTAAAACACCCTCTAATGGAAAGTTTTTAGCTTCTTTAATAATGTTTCTTAGGGTTTCTGCTCCCTTACTAATCAAAACCTCATTAGCATCTTTAAAATCACCAAATTCAACATACTTACAACGATAATTGCCAAATCTTCTAGCCAGCTCATTTCTTAATTGTAATCCAGCATCATCATTATCAGTGCAAAGTATTATTTCTTTTTTATCTTTAAAATACTCAAAACAATTATCTAAGTATTCTAATTTCTGTGAACCTTTACTAGCACCATTTGGAACTGAGCAAACAGAATACAAGCCAGCTTCATGCAAACTTAATGCATCCATTTCACCCTCAACTATATAACATTTGTTTAATTCTTTAATATTATCAATGCCATAAAATATAAGCTCAGCACCAGAAACTAATTTAAAATTCTTTTCACCATCTCTATATTTGACATTTACAATTTCATTATTTCTGTAATAGTTAAAATTGATACATCTTCTTTTAGCTTTTACTTGTGGCATATATTCTAATGATTCACCTATTTTCCAATGTATTAAAGTGGGTTCTGTTATTCCTCTATTGCCAAACCATTTAACAACCCTTTCAGCTATGTTAGAATTAACTTTTGGTGGTAATACATATTCAACCTTTTGCTTAAATTTAATACCCACATTACCGCCCCAGCCACAATGATGGCAATTATATAAACCCTCATCAATATTAACAGACAAACAATCATCTGTTTTGTTTTTACGTTTGTGTGAACATTGTGGGCATTTAGTTTTAACAGATCCAGTAGATCTTTTTAAGATAATACCTAGAGCTGTCAAGTCATTATAGTGATTCATAAATAAAAATATTTTTTAAATATATAAATTTATTTTAAATATTAAGCAAAAAAATTAATTCTTTGTAGCTTAATAATTGATTCTTTTCCAAAACATAAGATTTTACCTTAGTCATTCTTTTATTACAATCTTGGAAAATAATATTGTTTAAACTAAAACCCTCAAAAGTATAATTAGGATAATTACAAGTAAATAGAGCAAATATTTTACAATCAGTATTTGCATATTCTGGAATCATAAGCGGATGATTTTTTCTGTTTACTTTTACATCAACAGAATGCCCGAGCCAATTAGCATCATAATTATCAGTATTTAAAACCTTGCTTATATTATGAATTTTAAAATCTGGATATAAATTATTTTCTCTAGCAAATATAAATTCACCGCCAAATCCAGTAACATTTAGATCAAGTTCAGATTTAGGATTTACTGTCTTAGATCCATCCCAACCAGTATTAATTTTATTATTATGTCTTTGCTCAGCTGAAAGCTGAACGATCTGTTGTTCCCATTTATCTAATTTATATATTTTGCCTATAATCATTTGATGAAATTTATAAGCTCTAAGATCTCATCTCTATTTAAAATTTGTGATAAATTAAATTCATTGAGTTTATTGTTTTTTGTAATAGCTCCTAATCTTTGTGTACCATCTGGATCATTATATAATTTATATTCTTTTATGCCTTTAATTTTATAGTAACATTTTGGTTTATTGTTTTTTCTGTTTATTTCAATAAATCTGTGAATAAACATAATGCCATTTTTATCATGGTTTCTTAGTTTCAATAATGTTAAAAAATTGTTTTTCCAGAAATCATTATTTCTTACGTTTTTTACTGCCAAATAAACCTCATCCAAAGTATAGCCATCAATTCTAACACATCTGTCTAAACATTGTTTCCAATTTTTAATTTGAGTATCAGATTTTGGTTGGTATCTTAAATCAAATAAATCAACAAAGTGGGGAAATGCTTTTTGCATTTTATCAGTTTGTGTAATATTACTTTTATTATTAGTTATATTATTAATATTACTTTGTGGCGGATTTTCCGACTTCGGTTTTTGTCGGCTCTGATTTTGTCCTTTATGGTTTGCTTTTAAAATATAATTATATCCTTTAAATTTTCCTTTGTCTGTAACTCTTTGTCTAACTAAATAACCAGCTGAAATAAGCTCATTAATCTTTGATCTTATGGCATCTTTGCCCTCTTTAAAATGCCCACAAATAAATTCAACTGTTATTTGTTGCTCAACTTTGTGAGAAAATAAATAAGCATACAAGCCAGTAGCACCAACTGTAATATCTTTGTGCCTAAATATTGAGCTAGGTATAATTGTAAAATTATCAAACTTCTTAGGTTTTAAAATCTTATTGTATTTCATAAATAAGTAAAGTAAAGAAATTATTGTTTGTCAATCAAACCTTTAATTCCATCACAAAATGTTTTTAATTCTCTGAAAGTATCGAAAAACTGATTATAAGATATTTCATCTTCCTCATGCATGAACCATAAAAGCTCCATAAGTAAATCAAATTCTGCTTCGCTTGCAACACCAATAAATTTATAATTATATTTAAAATCATCAGTTGAGCTTTGTGTCCATCTTACTCGTTGTTCAACTTCCTCAAAAAATATTTTTTTTGATTTAGCCATTATTTATTATTAAAATAGTTATCTATTATTTCTAAGCACTCATCCAAATTATTACTCCAAACAGCCACCCAATTCGCATTTTTAAGCTCTTTAAGCCACTTTTTCTGGTTTTCGGTGGGTTTATTATAGCCAGCTTTTAATTCAATGGCTAAGCCATTCTTAGTTTTATTTGGATCAAAAATCATTATGTCTGGAATTCCAGGTTTTGTTCCCAGATATTTCATTTTGTATTGTTCAAATGGTGTTCTTTTACCCTCGTTTGCTACATGAGTGTAAAGAGATTTTGGATATTTTAAACCTATGTATCTCATTACTTGATTTTGCAGCACATCTTCTTTGCCTAGGTATTTTGCATAAGGATTCCTTTTCATAAAATTTTTTTATAAAATTAAAAAATATTTAGTCAACATCAGCCATAATGTAAATAACTCTTTCCATTTCTTTATTTTCTTTAATGAGTTTTTTATTTTTTGCCTCTAATTTATCTATATAGTTTTGCATTGAATTATTTTTTAACAAATAATAATTATAATCTCTAACTAATTGATCAACAGTTTTTTTATGTTTATTTTCAAAATGTTTTTTTTCTATTTGATTTACTATTTTATTAAATAACCTATTGCATCTTTTATCATGCTTTATAATATAGGGCAATTCTTTTAATCCATGCATAACAGTGGCATGATTTTTTTTTACAGTATTGCTAATTTTTTGATAACTTAAATCAGTATAGGTTCTACATAAATAATAGTAGCAGCTTCTAGCAAATACGTTTTCAAATTTTCTAGTTTTATCTAAAATATTTACATTTAAAGTTTGTTCAACAATCTCTTTAAATTTTTGGGTTTGCTTATTATAATATATATGATCCATCTTCATGTTTTTTGTGCCAGTTATATCTAGTTTCTATACCAGTTTTTTTATAATTTTTCCATTGCTCTAAAGCACTTTTATAAGCCATTCTGCCAAATTCAATATCCTTTTCATCTAATGTATAAACCTCAACTGTATATGGAAATTTAGTTTGACAAGCTATAAATTTAAAATTGTCAATATCACCGCATACATCCATATAAAATGC